GAAGTCACTCAGCTCGTTCAGTTGCTGCAGACTATGGGAACCGATACGCCTATGTATCCGCTCCTGGTCGAAGCAATCATCGAGAACATGAATCTGGCAAACAGAGAAGAGCTGAAGCAACTCTTGCAGCAGGCTTCTCAGCCCGATCCACAGCAAGCTCAGATCGCTCAGGCTCAAGCTCAAGCGCAAATCGAGTATCAGGCAGCTCAGACTGCAGCCTTTACTGCTAATGCGAGAGAAAGCGAATCAAGAGCCAGAAGGAACGAAGCTGAAGTCCGAGCAATGGTTCCGAAGCTTGAAAATGATCGCATCAATGCTCTCACTAAGGCTGCTCAAGCCGATGGCAACCTGACCAGGGAAGACAAGCGTCTGATCGAGTCAGCAAAACTTGCCATCAAAGAACGCTCTGTGAACGCTGACATCACTGATCGGCTCAGAAATGCACAGCAAGCACAGCAGCTTTTGAGAGAGCAGCAGATCGCACAACTCCCCATAGCAAGTTGATTCCTCTGAGTATATTTCCTTACTGATTCTGTTCGTCAGAATTAGCCAATGTACGCAATCTCTAATGACGGCATGACTGATGCTGAATTTGAGCAGTATTACGCTGATTTGAAAGCGATGTTCAATTCAGACGGCTGGCAACAGCTTACAGCCGATGCTGAAGATGAGTTTGCAGTGCATAACTCTGTCGATCTGATACCAGCTAACCAGTCCCTGGATTTCCACCGAGGTTATATCAAGGCACTGACCTGGTTATTGGATCGACCGGTGTCACTGGAAAACGAAGCAGAAGAACGTGCCTCGAAGACTCTTTGATTTTAACTGTCCATCTGGACACGATTTCGAAGCCTTTGTGGATACGAGTCTGAAAACTTTGTCTTGTCCTATCTGCGGGACAGAAGCCAGTCGCATCGTCAGTTATGGTGGGCCAGTGCTCGATCCTATTAGCGGACATTTTCCGTCTTCGACCAGGAACTGGGCTAGGTATCGCCAGGACAAGATAAAAGCAGAGCGGAAGGCAGCCCAGGATTAGTTTCCCCTGGGTCTTCTTAATTTATCTGAGGCAACCCGCAAGGGTCTCAACTGAGGAAAACTGATGGCTGAACAGGCGCAGCAGGATAAATCCGACGAATTATTGACAGTAGATGAAATCGAGGACTTAACAAAGCCTCAACAGGAAACGCAGCAAGAACAACCACAACCTGAGTCAAAGTATGGGAACAAGAGCCGTGAGGAGCTTGAGAAGATGCTTGAAGAGACTCAGAGCATGGTTGGAGCACAATCTCAGGAAGTTAAAAGAGCCAGAGATGAAATTGCTGCCCTGAAAGCTGCTGATCAATATATCGCTGGGCAACTTGCCAAGACTGAACCAGAGAAGCCTAAAGAGCTGGATTACTATGGCAATCCAGAGGAAGCAATTAAGCAGACGATCTCAAGCGATCCGGAGCTTGCTGCATTAAAACAGAGGGTTCAGCAGCAAGAAGCAGAACGCAAGAGGGAGAAAATTTCTGCCGCTCATCCCGACTGGCAGCAAGTTATGGACTCTGCAGATTTTGCAACCTTTGTCCAGAAAGATGCGTTAGCTAAGGCTACTCTCGATCAGGTCACGGCAACGCAAAACATCGATCTGGCAATTGAGTTAGTAACTCGATTCAAACACGCCAACAGTAAACCAACGCAGGAAGTTAGGCAGGACGCAGTGAAAGCAGCATCGACAGGATCGGTTTCTGCATCCAGCGACAGACCTGCTGGCAAGAAGGTTCTTGCAAGCTCCTTGCGAAAGCTCATGAAAGAAGATCGAAAGAGATATGATTCTCTCGTTCGCTCTGGGGCTATCGGCACTTTATATGAGCAAGGGAGAGTCATTGAAGATTAACTTTTTCTCAAAGGTAAATTGACATGGCAACTTCCGTATATCCAACGATGACTGGCGCGCAAACCGCCACGACTCAAGCAGTATTTATTCCAGAAATCTGGAGTAATGAGGTCAAAGCAGCCTACGAGTCCAAGCTCGTTCTGGCTGATCTCGTCAAAAACATGGACTTCACCGGACGCAAAGGTGACACCATGCACATCCCTGCTCCCACTCGTGGAGCTGTTACAGCTAAGTCTGCTGGTACTGCTGTAACTATCCAAAACAACACTGAAGGTGAAATCCAAGTTGTTGTTGACCAGCATTACGAATATACCCGTCTGATGGAAGATCGTGCTGACATCCAGGGTCTCGACACCCAGCGTCAGTTCTACGTCGAGGATGCTGGTTATCAGTTAGCCAAGCAGATCGACACTGATCTTCACAACCTGGGCAAGTCTGCAGGTGATGGTGATGGTACAGACTGGACTCACAGTGCCTCCTGGTACTGCGATGCCTCTACTGGACTCACTGCCTATGCGGTAGACACCGTAGCTGCTGCAGACGTCTTCACAGACGCTTGCTTCCGAGACATCATCCAGAAGATGGACGATGCTGACGTTCCTTTCGACCAGAGAGCTTTCGTCATTCCACCAAGCCTGAAGAATGCCATCATGGGCATTGATCGATATGTGTCTTCTGACTTCGTATCAGGTCAAGGTGTCCAAAATGGTCTGATGGGTGAGCTGTACGGTATTCCCATCTACGTCAGCAGCAACTGTCCAACAGTCGAGACTGCTTCAGACAACTCAGCAGGTGGTGCGATTAAGGCTGCGACTCTGTTGCATCGAGACAGCTATATCTTGGCTATGCAGTCAAACATCAGAACTCAGCAGCAGTATAAGCAAGAGTTCCTGGCTGAGATGACTACTTCAGATGTTCTGTACGGTACTAAAGTCTATCGGGCTGATGCTGTTCAGATTCTGAACGTCAACGCTTAATCCCTTGTAGTTTTTCTGGGGGAGCTTGCTCCCCCATTCTTTTTTTTCTTGCGGGGGAAATATGGCAACGATAATCACCAAATTTTCGAGCACTGCAAGTGCGATCCCCACAAGTTCTGATCTTGTGCAAGGTGAACTTGCGCTCAACACTGCTGACAAACGACTTTTCTCAGAGAATGCTTCTGCAGTCGTATTTGAGATCGGCACAAATCCAAGCTCTGTCACAACTGGGACTCTTGATGTCTCGGGTGCTGCAAACTTCACTGCGGCTCTGACAGCAAACTCTTCACTGAATTCAAGCAATGTTGTCTTCACTGGCGGAACGGTGAATGGCGTTGTCATTGGTGGAACAACTGCCTCTGCAATTACTGGCACGTTAATTACAGCATCGACAAACTTTGCGGGTGCTCTGACGGGTAATGTGACGGGCAATGTGACTGGTAACGTCACAGGCAACGTCACCGGAGATGTCACTGGTAATGTCACTGCTTCGAGCGGAACAACTACGCTCAATAACTTAGTGCTCAATGGCACAGTCGATTTCAACGCAGCAGAACTGACTGACCTTAGCGACCCGACTGCATCGACTTCGGCAGCAACCAAGAACTATGTCGATACCCAAGTAAGCAACCTGGTCGCTGGTGCTCCTGCTGCTCTCGATACACTTAACGAACTAGCGGCTGCTCTTAACGACGATGCTGCGTTCAACACAACGATCACAAACTCCATAGCAACCAAGCTACCTCTTGCTGGTGGCACTATGACAGGTGCTATTGCTATGGGGACTAACAAGATCACTGGTCTCGATACAGGCACAGCCAGTGGTGATGCTGTAAACAAAGCGCAGCTCGATGCCAAGCTAAGTCTGTCTGGCGGAACCATGACGGGCAACATCGTCCTGGGATCGAATGCAATCACATCGACAGCAACACCAACGACTGCTGATGAGCTGACCAGGAAGGGTTATGTCGATGGCATTTTAGGATCGGCAACTTCTGCGGCAACCAGTGCTGCAAATGCTGCAACTTCTGAATCAAACGCTGCGACCAGCGAATCAAACGCCTCAACATCTGCGTCGAACGCTGCAACTTCTGCAACTAATGCGGCTGCTAGTTATGATGCTTTTGATGACCGGTATTTAGGCAGCAAGTCTAGCGATCCCACATTGGATAATGATTCTGATGCGTTAGTTACTGGAGCTTTATATTTCAATACAACTTCTAATGTAATGAAGGTGTATAACGGCTCTGCATGGCAAGTTACTGCTATTACAACTAGCAATCCTACCTTCACAGGCACAGTGACGGCTGATGGCTTGTCTCTTGGTGATAATGAGAAGGCTACGTTTGGCGCAAGCAATGACCTAGAGATTTATCACGATGGGTCGCATAGCCGCATAGATGATACAGGTACGGGTAATTTAATTATT